GATGTCGTCATTGAACGGCGGTGGCAGCATGTGCTGATTCGTAGTTTCGTCATCGGCGTCATCGGTGGGCACACCGAAGACCGCGAAGACCTCCTCTTCGTGTGGAATCTTGCCTTGGAACTGAAGCATGGGTTGACGGGTCTTCTTGCGAAGCCACTCGAGAACGTCGGTTGTCTTGGGAGGGACAGTGAGCTCCGTCAGGGTTCCCGAAACACCAATTGCAGTGGCAACAACCATTGCGTGTCATTCTGTTCGTCTTCGTAAGTCCGTTTTACACGGGTCGTGGGCGGATGGTGTGTGCGACGATAGCAAAGATGTTGTTGGGATCTTCGGTGATGTAGGTCAGAAACCAGGACAGGAACAGGAACATCAGAATCAGGATAAGGGCGGAGATGATCCACTGCATCGTGGGACTTGTCCAGAAATCGTAGTTGCTCTTGCTCATCGCCTTGGCAAAGACGGCTTGAGGGGACTTGGGTGAGTTCCTTGAGCTTCCTTCGGCGCCGCAGCACGCGGGCGAGTAATAGACGTGGTTCGGGTCGGCGGCGGTCGCGGGGTCCTTCGGGTCGAAGACGGACAAGGACTGGACCACTTCGCTGGGCGGACGGGCGTCGACGGATCCACGCAGGGCCGCAAAGTCAGACTCGAGCATGTAGACGGGTTCCTGGAAGTAGACGACGCGAGGTGTCAGATTGCCCATGGATTGCCTCTCCGCCGCAGCAGCAGGGGCCCACTTCTGATAGGTCGTATCAAAGATGAATCCACCGACATTCTCGAGGAGTTGTCCGTCGGGTGCCAAAGAGTAGACTGTGTTAATCCACGTGTAGTAGGCCTCCTTGCCCGTGACGAGCGAATACAACGACCAGTCGCTTCCCGTGTCGGCTGAAGCGGACGGGTAATCGATAGGTGGCTCCTTTGTTCCTCCCGTATCGTAGTGACCATCGGACGCATACTTGATATAGCCATCGATATCCGCCTTCTTGACGCTGTCTTTTACTTTCTGATCACTACTACCGAGCTTTTTCCAGTCGTCTGCGACCTTGGGGTCCTTCGCAGGATCGTACGAGGTCTTGGGGAGTTCGTTTCCTGAGATGGTAAGGAACTGAGCGGCGATGCGGTTAAAAAACTTGACACCCTTCTTGCTCCCGTCCACCGTCTTCATGATCGGAATCATGAGGATGATGGGGGCAGTCGCGGATCGAACAAGAAGACATGCGTCGGCTTGGAGACCCACACCCTTTTTGCCTTCCGCACGCAGAGGTGCTCCCCAGAACAGGTCCATCGTGTCCCACCACACTGCGGCCACACCAAACGGCGAACTGGCTCCAGGATTAAACGAGCCCGTGAAGGGCGCCGAGGGTGTCAAGGTAATGGAGTTCGATGGCTGATAAATGTTGGGAACGGTTTTGGTCTTGTCTGCTGCCGAGATTGGTATCTTCCCTTGCGTGTCAGGACGGGGATTGACTGTAATCTTGACCGAAGATGCTGATACACCGCGATCGATCGTCAGGGCACATTCAGTGCATCCCTCTGATGTTTTAATCGACAAGCCTTTCTGGATGTTCTTCGACTTGTCCACGTTCGGCCTCGTCACCGTTCGCCTCGGAAATGAAAACGTACTGGATCCACCTCCCATTGTATGGAGCAGAGAAATCAAGTATCCCAAAGTAACAAGATGTCGTCTCGTCCGAACCCAAACCCGTTGGATCTGAAGCCGGGATACCTTAACTGGTGGCAGTCCCTCCTGCTTGCGTTTTCTTGTACGCTTGCGGGTTTGATTGCTGCCTATTCTGCCATGTCGGGCGTCTCCATAGGTAGTACGGGAGAGGCTGCGTCATGGGGAAAGGATCTCTTGAAACTGACCCCTCACGCGCTCTTGCTGTTTGGTCTCATGGCAGACGCGATCACCTACAACGGCGTCTACTGGAGTTCGACCATCGTGGGTTTGTCGGCCGCAGGACTCCACGGCATGCTGGAGTCAATCACCAATTCGTTTGTCGTGCTGATGCAGAACATCGGCAAGAACATCACTGGCGCCGGGGCTCCTCCTCCGGCTGCGGCCCCGCAGCAGGGCGGTGGTTTCCGGATGAGCGGCGGCGGCGACTACAATGGATGTACCGTGACGGGCGCAGAAGGAATCGCTCCCGACCACCGCACAGCCCAGACTATGGTGGTGACCGTGTCGGTGATTGCGTACTTCTTCTTTGACCTGTGGCTCAACCGCGGAATCATCAACTCGCTGGGAACCCTGGTTGTAGGTATCCTTTTGCTGATAGGTCAGGCCATGGCGATCACCCCTACCTGCTTCCCTGCCGACAACAAGGACAGGACGATCACATCGGGAGTCATGTATGCCCTGCTCTTTGGAACACTCATTGGCGGAGGGTTCTATTCGTTCTTCCAGGCCTTCTACCCCATGTATCTGCCGAGCACAGTGATCCCGCTCCAGAACTACGCATCGCAGGTTGCGAGCATCTCGTCGACGGGCTTCGTCTATATACCCGGCAAGGGGCTAGTGTCGGTGTCATCCCCTGAAGGACAGCAGGCAATTGCCAACGGAACCGCCATGTCCCCTGACGACATGTCCGCGGCTCTCGACGCGACGGGAACCCTTGGCACTGGCAGGGCGGGCGAGGAAACCAAGTGCTCTTAAGGTGCGGCAAGCGCCTTCCGCAGCAAACTGTAATACATGATCACATTCGTTCCCGAGTGACGACCAATCTCCACACCGTTCTTGGCGACCACCACCGTGGGAACCAGCTGGACGCCCAACGCCCGCGCCATACCCTTGGGATCGGCCTGCGTATTAATCGACTCCCACGCAATAGCAGGGAAGTCCTCGGCCATCTGCGCGAGAGCGGGCTTGATGTGCTTGCAGGGACCACACGTCGGAGACCAAAAACTATATGCGATGATGCTCATTTGGTAGTATACTCCGGCAATCTTTAACCCGTCTTTTCGATGGATACGGTCGTCAACTCCGCACGCAGCATGGTGGTGCGTTGCGAGACGTTCTTGGTCAGCGTCACGTTCTTCGCCTTACACATTTCCTGAAACGCCTTGTACAGGTGCTTGTCCATCAAGTCCCTGTCGAATGCGTCAATGTTTCCGCGAATCCAGTGAAGCAGAGTCCCCTGGGCCACAGGGGGTCCGAGCACCGCAAGAGGGCATCCCACAACAATCTCTGCTGTGGGTGGCGGAACCACAATCTCCTTTTTGCCGTCCACGGCCTCGCGCGCCAGCTTGTCCACCTTGTCGTTCTGAATGGAGAGATCATCCGACCCACCTGTGTGGGCCTTGACGTGAACGAAGCGGTGGGACTTGAACTTGGAGATGCGCTTCACGATATCCTCGATGAGATCACGGTGTAGAACAGGCTTGCCTTCCGACGTCTTCCAGCCACGACTGATCCAGCCCGTGACCCAGACACTCACACACTTGATGGAGTAATCCGAGTCGGAGTAGACGACCACATCTTCGTCAAGACAGCCACGTGTCTCCAGAATCTGGACGGCGAGGCGGATAGCAGAGAGTTCGGCTCGGTTGTTGGTCTGGTCTTCGGTATCAGGGACTCTCTGTCCCTCTGACCACTCGGGATGTTCGGGGAACCATGCAGCGAATCCGGCGCGTGCGCCGGCGCGTCCGTTATTTGGGCAGGATCCATCTGTGAATACGCGCATACTCCTTATGTCTTCGCCCGTTGTAATTCCGTTTCGGCCGCCGCGGGGTCATCCCAATACGATGTGTCCAATGTGCCGTGGACCACGGGTACATGAAGGTAGCGGGGAAAGGACGTGACACTACAGCGGCTCACAATCGCAGGTTGGAGCAGGGGCTCTTCGGCATGAAACCAGATTCGGCAGCGGAAGGATCTCTGCTCTAACGATCGGCGCAACGTTTGCTGACAGGCCGCGCTCAAGAAGTGGGCGTGCCACACCAGCAACACGCGCAGACGAATGTGGGTTTTGGAAGGAACAAAGGACATCCATTGGGATAACCAGGGGGCAAAGTCGTCAATGGAGTTCATGACGGCTGCGTCCACTTCTTCAAATTCAGCGTGGTGGGAATGAGCCGCCTTGTAGGCAGCCCAGTGATCCGCGGTGAGGCGGTCGTTCATGCACTCATACAGGATGCGATGGGGTGGTGGGAAGTCCATTACGCAGTCCCTTCCGTAGTTGACGCCACGATGCGTTTAACAGGGATATCGGCAGACACGACATAGAGACTGTTCTCCGTGAGAATCAAAAAGACCTTCTCCTCCTTCAGGCGCATGATGGAGGCGATAGGGGACGTGTACTCCGTGTCGGACTTGACCAGACACTTCTCCTCTCCACGGACGCCAATGCAGCACGCCTTGGTGATGCTATCGCCGTAGTAGTCCAGATAGATAGGGCGATCCTGCTCGATCGCAATCTTGGCCGCGGCAGCCATGACGGTGGCAGTCGGAACGGCGGGTGCGCTCATTTATACCACCCCCAGGCTTGGAAGTGTCGTATTTGAACGCTAGCGTGTGCAATCCTCCAGCTTGAACCTTGACTTCATACACAGGCACGGCGTATCCGTGCGCGGAACTGCCAACAGTCCAATCGCCAACTCCTTCACCAACTTCACCTTGGGAGAGATGGCAGCCAAGAAGCGGACCAGATGGTCCACGTGCTCCTCGCCCTGCGGCGTCTTGGGCAGGCGCATGCTCTCCTTGGCATCGTCCACCACTTGGCGCACCATGGTCTCCATGACGCCAGGAGGCAGGAGGCCGCGCGTGAACAGCTCCGCGGTATACACCGCAAAGCCGCGCTTCGTCTCCTTCTGTTTGGTCCACGCAATGATCATGTCATTGAACGTTGGATCCGTGGAGGGCGGCACGAGAATCACGGCGCTCGTGTCGTAGAGGGTATCGAACATCCCGATCTGAACCGCCAGGTCTTGGCGGGCATCCTCGTGGGACTTGATAATGTCATTGTAGGCATCCGCTAGCATGGATGCGTAGAAGTTCTGCTTGATTCCGCGGTCAAACAGCAGCGTGGTGATTCGCAGGCGGAACATGGCATCGCGGGCTGCCAACTTGGTCTTGATGGCCGTGACGAGCTTGTCGTAGGTCTGCTTGGATAACTTGTTGAGGAACGCGTTGATTTCATCGTAGTCGGGGTCCTCCTTGTCTCGTACCTTCCGTGCGACCTCTACAAGGACGTTGGAGCGCCAGTTGTCGTCGCGGACAGGAGGTGCCTCGCGACGAATCGGACGACGAAACGCGGGGCGGAAGGTGGTGGCAAGTTTCTGCAGAAGAGCCGCAGTATCGGCTGGAAGGGGGCGAGTGAGGGCAGCACGGTTGCTGTAGATGTTGAGTACAGAATCCATCCCACCCTCAAGTTCCCTTGTTCTCTCATAGATTCGTTTTTAGTGAGTGAGGCGAATGCGCAACGACATCAAAAACGGATACAGCCACTGAAAGGTAAGGGAGTCGTGCCAGAATGTCGTGGACTCTTTGGTATCACGATCCTGCGAACAACGACTACTCTCTGCAAAGCTACATCCGCGTCTTTGAGGTCAAGGATGTCTCTGACTTCTGGACCATCGTCGACGGTATACCCAAGGAAATGTGGGAGTCGGGCATGTTCTTCTTCATGCGGGGTGACATTCCCCCGCTGTGGGACGCGCCCGAGAATGACAAGGGCGGCGCATGGTCCAAGAAGGTGGACGCATCCGACACACACGCCGTCTTTGTGGACTGCATGGTTCACTGTATCGCCGAATCCTTCCTGAAGGGACAGAACGAGACCATCTCTGGCGTCACGGTCAGTCCGAAGGGACAGTTTCATATCGTGAAGGTATGGAATTCAACAACCAAGGTGTCGGACCGCAAGTTGTTCAGCCCGACTCTGAAGATGAAATTGGGCGACGACATTGCCTACAAGGCCCACAATCAGAGGCCGAAGTGAAGCGGAGGCATGCCCGGAGGGTGTGGCTCCTACGCAGGGTCTGGAGAGGCGTCAAATACACTCACAGTTGTTTGAGATCCAGTAGAACGACACATAGATAAGCCACGCATGGAGAATCGTGGTGCTCACGACGAGGATGGTGGTACCCGTCTCCTCGTCCATTGCTTTTTCAATGGGAATAACAATGAAGGTGGCCTTTACAGTCGGACGGTTTCAACCCCCCACGACAGGACACAAGGTTCTGATTGACCGAATCGTATCCGAGGCGGGTGGACCGGGCGACAAGGCATACGTGTTCGTGTCGAACGCAAAGGGAAAGACAAATCCGCTGTCTGCAGCAGAGAAGATACCGTTTCTGATGAAAATGTTCCAACCATCGGTTGCGTCTGGAAAGCTGCACTTTGTCAACACCGAGGATTGTGAACAGGAGCCACCCTGCGGTGGTCCTCCTGCCGCATACGCATGGCTTCGAAAGAAGTATCCCGATGCTGAATTCGTGCTTGTTGCTGGGTCCGATCGCGAATCAAGCTTCGGACCCAATGCGGGAATGTGGAAAGCAGGTATCTCAAAGGAAATACCAGTACCAGCACCTAAATTCGAGGGTATCAAGCGCCAAGAGGGCGACAAGACGAGCTCGCAAGATCCATCCCTCATGTCGGGCACGAAGGCGCGTGGATTCGTGAAGGCAGATGACAAGGCGTCGTTCAGCGGCGCGGTCAAGTTCGGAGCCATGGAGGACTCCGATGTGGATGCTCTATTCAAGCTACTGTCTACGAGAACGGCGATGTTCGGTGGTGGAGATGATATCGACGAGAACAACGTCGCATGGGATGCGGACTCCGAGCCCAAGCAAGCAGGTCGTCGTCGCACCTATCGCAAGTGCCGCAAGTGCGGTTTACCCGTCAAGCCCAAAACCACGTAATGGAGGTCGCCCTCCGCGAGTGTTTGGCAGCAGCCATGTGGAACGCCAATGCCAAGACGGGTCTCCGTGTTAGCATTGTGCCCTTGATTCAAAAGGTCTTGAACGAGCTTCTTCCGAAAACGGATTCTAGGACTCCAGAAACCTCCGAGTGGGCGCCGTCAAAATGTCTTCCTTCTACTCCCGCATCTCCACCGTCTTCAACTTCATCAACCGCAACGCCGCTCGCCTTGAGGAGACCCATCCCGCAATGATCACCAAGCTTACCCAGGCTGCTGGCGGAACGGGACAGGGTCTCGGAAACAAGCTTCCGCCACATGAGGCAGCCTTCGCAGTCGTGCTCGAGGAGCAGGGTTGGAAGCCCGCAAAGGGTGAGACGACTGGCTTCGTCTATCAGCACCAGGCCAACGGAACCCAGCAGTCCATCGACTTCCGGCTCATGGAGCTGAACGAAGGAGCCGTTGTGCACTCGATCGACACCGACCTCAAGCACGGAGGTGAGGGAGCGGGTGCCTCCATCTTCCTCAATGACGGTACGTTCTTGGACAATGTTGTCTACATCATCTCCTTCACGCGCCTCCTTGACAAGGTGAGGGGCCAGCGCAAGTGCCCGCGTGAAAATGTATGTGTTGTGTCGCTCGGACAGGACATCATGACCGAGAAGGACAAGTCGCAACTCAACCGCCGCTTTGACCTCCTCAAGCAGCTGAACGCCGAGGCAGATGATACGGATGACCTGGTACTCTACATCCGCAACGCCAACCAGTTCAAGTGCCGTCGCTTCACACCCGAGTTCGTCACGGACCGGCTGGCGAAGACGCTAGCATGGCTTGGACCATCCGCGTCACCCACAGAGCAGGGACCGCATTCCCCACCTGTTTGATTTGCGCATCGTGAGATCCCTGGAACGGATGATCGGCCGGAAACCCCTGAATCTGCGCCGCTTCCCGCACAGTCAGGCAACGAATATACTTTTTTCCACTGGGCTTGGCCAGTCCCACGTAGAGCCGGGGCTGAAACGTGTACGCACAAATCAGAGTCTTACATGGTTTGCGAAGGTCGAGCACCTCACTGTGAACGGGTGAGTCGCGTTTGCGGAAAGAGATCAGGTTCTCCCCATGCTTCTTCACCATGAACGGATGCGGCGTTCCGGTGGGCTCGGCATCCTCGGGCACGGATACACAGCACTCGGTCGGCACATCCAACGCAGTCTCCATCGCACCCTCCATACTGGGCTCAGCAATATGCTGAAGTCCAACCTTGGGCTCATTGAACGTTGGCATCTCCACTGGAAGACCCAGGCGGTTGCCAATGATTGCGATACGTTTGCGGGCCTGTGGAACCCCAACCGTGGTCATGTCGTAGACCTTGTAGTGAATCGGGTAGCCAATCTCCGCAAAGCACTCCTTGATTGCGTCAATGACACTGTTCTCTCCGTCGTCCGTCTTCTTGGTCAGCAGGCCAGCCACATTCTCCCCAAAGATCCAGTCGGGCTTGACGATCCGGACCACGCGGAGAAACTGCTGGAACATGCGATTCCTCGGATCGTTGACATCCTTCTTGCCCGCGTTGGAGAAGCCCTGGCAGGGAAACCCAGCAAACACCACCTTGATTGTTCCGGCATAAGGCGCGAACTCTGCGTCGGGGATCTTTGCGATGTCGCCCTTGACGGACTCACCCAACCACTTGCTCTCGGGAAAGGCTTCCTTGTGGGTGCGAACGCAGGCTGCATTGTTCTCTGAGAAGGCAACCACGGTGAGACCGGCATTCTCCAAGCCCACCGTGTCACCGCCAGCACCCGAGAAGAGACTGAGTGCGAGCATCCTTGATGGTTTGCCAGAGAATGTGGCTGCTGAATTCCTTTTCAGCTAGAGCACGGCATCAAGCACAGCTTGATATCGCCGAGATTCGCAATGACGTAGCGGATCATCAGAAACCAATCATTTTTCATGTGGACCTCCAGGTTGTTCGACAGGTTGGAGCACTTGGTAAACAGGACCAAGTGAGGCAGCGAGAAGGTCCCGCTCACAATCTCGTCGGGCTTCTGCTTGTCGATGGCAATGTCGGAGGTGCTGTCTCCCATAGTCACCGTCTGTGACGCGAACGGCCCTTTACAGGTGAAGGTCAGTGTGGATCCCACGTTCTTGATGTCCACGGTCTTGGCCGAGAGCAACGTCATGTCACGACAGATCTTCTGGAAATCCATACTCGGCATCGTGATGCGCGTGGCGAACTCCGTCTCGGGCATGTTGATGTCGGACTCGTCGCGGTCCAGCAGGTTCAGCTTGTTGCGGATACGGCGCTTCTTCTCACCATTCTCCAGGGTGATGCACAGGTGGTTGGACTCCGACTTGGAGACTGAAAAGGTAATGGTATCATCATTCGTCACAGTCTTCACGATGCGGTAAAAGTGGTCCGTATTCAGGCCCACATCCAACTTGGGTGCTGTATGGTTGTATTCATAGTGCTCAAACTTGGACGCATGCAGGCGCATGTGCGTCAAGACCGTGCGTGTGTTATCCATGGCGATCATACGGATCCCGTCCTTGTCAAAGACCAAGCTCATCTCCACCAGCATGGACTTCAGGCCCTCGGCAAGGATACGGATCGGGGCTGTCTGGACTGTCTTGGCAACAACAAGATCGTCCGACATGGTTTATCAATGCTTGCGATGTCTTCTGAAAGTCGAATTACGCACACGACGGCGCTTGCCACCCTTCGGTGTGCGACGGCGCTTGCCACCAAGTTCCATCATCCAATTGGACACTATTTTGTCCTCGAGCGTGTCGTCCAACACGTTCATTTTCTTCAATGTGGCCACGAGATTCACAAGTGCTGCTTTTTGTTTGTCAACGTCTTGGCCCGCTGCTCGCCATTCCTTGCTAAGGGGCATCGGGGGTGCGTCGCCTTGGAGACAGGTATCAACGAACCTAGACCACAATTTGGGAATCTTCTTAAACTTTGCTCTGTTCTCCAGCGCATCAATGAGAGCCTTTCTCTTTTCGAGATAAGCTGTTGGTTCACATGTTTCTTGGGCTTTCGCATCGGGCGTGGCCTCAGATGATGCCTGGCTGGGCGCTTGAGCGGCGAGGGATTGATCCTCGACCACCTCCTTGAGTAGTTCCGCTTCGTTTCGAACAGCAGTTGGATACGCCTGACCAAATGCACTCGGACCACCACTCTCGACTGCGGCGGCATTCCTCTCCGCGAAGGCAATGGCTGCGGGTGAGGTGGTCTGTAGTTCAGGTGGTGCTGCCGCAATCGGGGTTACATTCGTTGAGCCACCGGGAGGGGAGCCGAACGTCGGGAGAGGGACTGCAGACAGGGGTGCGGGGGGCAGGGGCAGCAAGGGCGCACTTTCAAACCCAACAGATGGTCGTCTGAATGTTGTAGGTTTCATCAAGGGGTTCTCGGCAAACGGAACAGCCCTAGCCTCCGCCTCTGCCGCCGCCTTGTCCGCAGCAGCCCTAGCCTCCACCGCAGCCGCCGCCGCCGCCGCAGCCTTAGCCTCCTCCGCCGCTTGGGTCTCCTCGGCCTGTTTCGCCCGAGCCGTCTCCGCGTCTGCCGCCTCTCTCGCTTTTTGTGCGGCCACCTCCTCCGCTGCTGCCGCGGCTGCTGCTGCTGCTGCGGTTCTCTGCACGTCTGCTTGTGCTGCTTCGGCTTCTGCAGCCATCCGATTTGACTCTGCGGTCGCCGCAGTCGAGGCGGCTGTGGATTCCTCGAGTTGCGCGGTTGCCAACTTCAACCTCGCCGTCGCCTCCGCCGACGCCGCTCTCTCCGACTCGCTTTTGGCTGCCGCTGCCACCGCTGCCGCCTCCGTCGCCTTCGCCTGCGCCACCGCTGCCGCTGCCCTTGCCGGCGCCGCGGCCTCAAATGCCACCTTCTCTGCCGCCTTTGCCGCATCCGCCTTCACCTTTGCGTCCGCTGCCGCATCGCTCCGTCTCTTCAGTTCAGCCTTGGTAGCATTGTAAAGGAGAGACACACCTGCAATCGGCAAGGCAATCGGAGCCGCGATGAGAGCCCCCGTTGCCTGTAACGCCCGGGATCCTAGGGACGGCGCCTCTTCCTTCGGACGGTTGTTCTTCCACTCCGTCATCTCCTCCTCCAATGCCTTCGCAATCTTCGCACGATCTGCGGCAGCAAAGGCCGCATATTCAGCCTTCAATGCTTGAATCAACTCAGCCCGAATGCCGCTGTCGGCCATTGGGGTTGTGCCGTTTGCACCTTGTTTGCTCTGGGCGTAGAGGTAGGCAAGGTCGATGCCCAGTGGGACCGCTGACAAGATACTGACAAACGGTATCGCCAGCGCCATTGTTCATGCGTATTAAAAAATCTACTTGTGACGGCGCGTAAAGGCACGACCCGACCGAGCACGGGCAGCACGCTTACGGGATACGATGCGCCCGTGCTTGTTCTGTGTGAGGTCCTTGCGAGTGAGACCGCCCGGGGTCTTCTGCGCGGTTCCGTTCCATACCTTGCGACGAGATCCAACAGCCTTGATGTGCATTGTCTATCAGCCGGACAATTTTACGAGGATGGATGGGAAGAGGAACCTAGGCTTTGTCGTGTCGCGGAATGGGGGAATCTCTCTCCGACCGCAGTAATTGTCGTTTGTCCACTGAAACGGAAACGCAGCACCGGCCTCCGACTCAAACCGTTGCTTGTTGCTAAAGTGGACAAGGGCAATAGACCGAATGCGCGGATAGATCTCCCTCGTCAAGAAATTCTGGTCAATTCCAAACCCTTCTACCGCGTCTGGGCTACCACTCCCCGAAAAGACGGGCGTCCACCCATCGAACAATTGCCGAATCGGCTCTTCCAGAGCACTCTTGCGCAGCCCCCACATTCCTGCCGCGATCCGGGTGCTGTGTTCTGGATGATCGCGAATGATATGGGCACGATACTGTGTCGTAAGGAATCCGTCGATCGCCCACCGATCCCTCCAGTGAACACGGCTGTCCGCGTCGCGAAAGAAGCACACCTCCACATCCGGATCGTCAATCGCAAAGAATCGGTGTACCGTGTTCTTGAATCCCGTGATCCCCGTGTCACGCACACGGATGACGGGGTCCCGCAATAAGTAATTCCGATATCCAGACTCAGTATCGGCACCTAAATAAACGTAGATCACCCACCCAGGGTAGTGGGTCTTGATCATGTCTATGTTCTCGAGCAGTCCGTGGTGGTATAATACGCTGGTCTCACCAAAGAGACAGAATGAAAAGGCGTTCACCATACTCTTTCCTGTAGGCAAGAAACGATAAAGTCGTTTATATCCTTGTGCTCCGAATACGGGCGCAGGCAGTGATAGTCGCAGATATACCCCGTCAGGATGGTGTTCCTCAATTGCACTCGGTTGGTAAAGTTCCACGGGTGGATGCGATCAAGACGAGTGAACTGGGTGAGTGTATCGTTCAGCACCACCTTCCGCCCCGTCCACTGATCGAAGATCTGCTTGAACTTGATCTGATCCGTGCCCCATCCTACACCTCCGTGTTTACCATCGTAGTCGGAGGGATACCAACTCTTCAGAACCTCCTCCGTCGGCTCGGACCCGAACATCGACGACCACGCCGACGGATGAGCCACATTGTAGCACATGGCAATCTCTCCTGGGAAGCATACATCGCGATACACTACGAAGGCGTCCGTCTCTACGCATTCGATCGACTCCGTGTAATAGCGACGGTTTCCGGGTAGCATGTCCATGTCAGTAATCAGAACGCCTTCATCGCGCGTGACTTCACGGGGATAAAGCAGGCGAATACACTGCGCCTGAAAGGCAGTCAGCATTCCAGGAATCGGCTTGGAAAGGACCAGATGCTCGGCCCACGGCTCCAGAGACGCCGGAATCTCATCAGCTACCACTACGATTCGCACGTCAGCCTCGGGGATCACAGCCTTCCATGCCTTGACAAAGTTGGGAATAAAGTCACAATACAGGGGGTTGAGGTCAGTGGCCGTTACAATCGTCCCGATCTTCATTGTACTAGCTTCTTGATGTGATTTTCAACGAAACTCCGCGACCTGCGGATATTGGTGTAGTCGACATTCTCCTGTACCAAGTCAGAGTACGATGGAATCTGCGTCGCCAAGTACGGATAGGTGTAGACGATGTTCCACTGGCTCTGGACAGCGTCGATCAGAATGCCAGGCTCAACGGCCAACACCTTGTCGTACACTCGGTCGCCATACAGAATGCAGTGTCCAGTGTAGACCTTGGGAGACTTCAAGAAGTGCATGGTCTTGAACTTTTCGCAGGAGGTGATGACGAGCGGATCAATGTTCCCGCAGCCATTGACAATTTCCACCTCGGGATGGGATGTGTAGTAGTCGATCATCGTCTCGAATGCCTGTCGCAGCTGACTATCTGGCAACCAAAAATCGCAGTCATCCTCCAGCACAATCACATACGGCCACCCCGCATCCTTCGCCATCTGCACACACTTCTTGTGCGACAGCTGGCAGCCGAGGTAGGACGTCGGGTCATAGACGCCGTCGACGTAGTGGATCTTCACCGACGGGTACTTGGCCTTCATGGCATCCATGTGGGCACGGCGATCCTTGCGGTGTGGCAGGTGAATACAATACACGTCGATCGGGGGCATATTGTTGTATGCATCTACTCAACTTCACACGTCTGAACGCCCGGAAAGTACATCCCTTCGTACTTGTGTTTGGCCGACGGATTCACCCAGCGGCTCGGAAAGATAATGGTGCGATTACGGTTCAGCCACGCGCCCCACCAGGAAAAGGTCGAATTCGCACAAATGGCGCCCGCGCACTTGCTCATCAACGTCAGGCTGTCCAGCTCGTTCTCGCGGATGATGGTGCAGTCCAGTCCCTCCAGCCACGGCCGCTCCAGCAGATACGGTTCGTCATTGGTGAAGATCGCAAAGGATGCCCCAGGAAACTTCGCGATTGCGCGAGCGTAGTAGGCGTCGAGATTCATATGCCAGTCTTCTAGACCCAGGTAGTCACCCCCTCGCACATGAATAAACACCTTGGAACCAATGTCGGGGTACTTTGCCAACACTTCAGTCGGAAGCACCAATGTATCCGCAAAATCATCGGCAACGTAACGATAGTCCTGGAAGTATCCGCTTAGGAGGGTGGATGGTAAAGTGGAGAGACCCGGAGTCCAGTCAAAGTAACTCCTGTTGTTCTTCATTTCATCGATCGTCAAGTCAAACTTTCCAAATCCGATGCGGTTCCACTTGCTCAGCACTGTAGTCCAATACGGCGTGTTTGAATGCGGCGACGTGCGCATCTTGTGTTGATGACGAACAACGCGGCCCGTTCGTTGGCCGATGTGTTGCAAAGCCGCCAACTGGAAGAGGATGTTTCCAAGTCCACCCATGAAACCGATGCCAATCATGTGCTTGTAATCGTCGTACCAGACCTTATTCAATGTCCGTTTCATCCAGAAATTCCCGCAATCCTTGAGGTGGCATCGAGTCGCAAAATCGTAGAAACCAACATGGAGACGAGAAAAGTCATAGACCTTGTCGATCATTTCAGCGTAGACCCGCTCGAGGTATGTGGATGTGATCTCCGAGTAGTCGTCGGTCCACAGAACGGGACATCCTGCGTATTTGGCCTCGACCAAGGGGTTGCGCTCAATGATCGGAATACATCCTGCCATCAGTGCCTCGTAATGGCGGTGGCAGTCAATTCCATTGCCTTCGGGAGACACGACGAACTTGTAGGATGGCAGGTCCTGAAAGTAAGTGGATGTGTATCCATTCTGGATTCCGTTCATAGCCAGAGTCGCAAGGATAGACTGGCGGTTCTTTCCGGACGGACGACGACGTTGGTCTGTGTCGGCTCCGAGTGCACACAGAACTAACTTGTCGTGGGGGCCCATCTGTAGCTGGCGGTTCAATTGAATCTTACCGTGCGTGAACTGCATTCCGATGGGAAATGGCATCCACGCATCGTCCATATCCATGGATGACGCTTGCACGATAAACGTGGATTCGTCCTTATACGTTGCCTGCCAGTCGCTAAGAGTCATCTGCTTGATGATGTCCGCAGTGGGCTTGGGGAAAAAACGATCCATCAACCGATCGTAGACTCCACGGCTCCGTTCGACGGATTCCAGATACCAAGACCCCCCGTGAACGCGGTGTTCGTAGACCATCCCAGGCACAACCACGAAGGTTGCATTCTTCACAAAGATGGAATACATTGAAAAGTACAGGGCATCGTGCGCCCCGTCTGCATCGACACACCACGGAGTATCGTCCATGAGATTGTAGGTCGCGAGGAAGGCCCTCGGGACAATCATATTCATCGTGTTCAGGCAGGCATTGATGTCAGGATAGTACAAGTGAATCGTGCGGCGGTCGAGCTGCTTCCCGATAAACCGTGTGTAGTTAAAGTTGGGCATGGCAAAGCATGGAGCAAAAACCGTGTTAACAGGACACACGTTCGTATTCACATATGCCTTGAATGCCTCAAAATACTGAACGTCCGCAAAGTTGTCGCTGTCTATGATGGACACATAGTCGCAGGTCGCATACGACGCGGCGCGCTGTTTGTTCGCAATGGCCCCGAGGCGGCGTTCGTTATGAAAAACGCGCAACTTGGGGTGCGTAAAGGCAGCCGTAATCGCGGCATAGTCTTCACCCGTTTCGTCGGTAACAATAAGCTCTGTAATGTGCGGGTTCTCCAGGTATTTGGGGATCGACTCGCGAAGGAAGTCGAACCTCCGCATGGTCGGAATACACACACTGATGCTCATTTGTAGAGTTCGGCTGGATCGTTCTAAGCGGTTTAAAACGAAGTTGTCTTCAATCACAAATGCTGATCCCTCTTCGCGATCTTGTACAAAAGTACAGTCTGAACATCTCGGGCGTTCTCCACGTGGGCGCGCACGCAGGGGAGGAGAACGATGCGTATCTCGCCGAGGGAGTCCCACAACAGGCCATTCACTGGGTAGAAGCCATCCCCGAGCTCTGTGCCGAGCTCTCCAAGCGTCTTCCGAACGTGATTCAGGGAGTAGTCTCCGACAAGGTGGAGATGGTCGAGTTCAAGATCACGAACAACTTCCAGTCGAGCTCAATTCTTGAACTGAAGACTCATCTGGAGGCGCACCCGAGTATCAACGTAATCAAGCGCGTATGGACGAACACTACGACGCTGGACACTATCGTCAAGGAGAGGAGCATCAAGGCCAATTTCCTGAACATGGACATTCAGGGGGCCGAGCTCAAGTGCCTGCAGGGGTTTGAGGACGGGCTCAAGATGATCGACTACATCTACGCAGAGGTCAATACCAAGGAGTTGTATGCAGGTTGCGCACAACTCCATGAGTTGGATTCCTGGTTGGGCGACCGCGGGTTCAAGCGCGTCGAGATCTCCATGACCGGATGGGGATGGGGCGACGCATTGTACGTTCGTAACTAGATCCCGCCGTGATGCGGCATGAATCCCCTTTTCGATGGATCAATTTCCCATCGTGCGAAGAATGTGGTGAAGAAATTGACGTACGATTGTTGACCTTCAGGACAGATCCATTCTCCGCGGACCAGCAGATGACAGAACGCGAATCGAGATGAGAACGGTCGACCTATGATATATAACAAGTTACTACCCGTTTCGCAAATACCGACGAACGAATACGATAGACATGTGGTCTGAATGGCAGACTGTTCGATGCTCCGATATGTTTCCGATGAGTGCTTCGTCATGATGTCAACGAGGTCATCGCGCTTCCATATGCTCGGACCTACGTCATAGGGTGTCGTGAACCGCGTCGAACACTCAGGAGTTATCCTGCTGATATGTAGCGGCCCAACCGAGTCGTCACATGACGTCGTAGAGGGAAACACCTCCAAACTGAATCGCGTGATGTTCTTGCGTTCCATATAGTCAATGAGCAGCGGATACAACGTCGTGTCGAAGCTCATGATAAGGTCAACATCGTGTACGAGAAGCACATACTTGCTTGTCGTTTGCGACAATACCTCCAGAAGCCTTGTGGGGTACGTACTGTCGGGATTGTAACGGTAGGTGAGATATCCAGGTACGTCTGTATCCGCAGCGAACCGAATAGGTATGATGTCCTTAACATATGCCTGTGTGTGAGATAACACGGGCAGCCAGATATCGGAATAGCTGGAGTGTGTGAAAACAATCAATTCATTTGTCATTTGACTTACATGTCCATATCGGTTTAAGTTAAATGGATGGCTCTGGGTCCATAACCATCTATAAGCTGGACGACAGGGGGCAAGAAATCATCATGCACTGGTTTCATTATGTAGTTGCTGGTCTCTACGAGCTTTCTCGTCTGCCTAAACCAGTCTACTTCAACGTTCGCCTCACGGATAACTTCCAGCGCGAGACGATTGAGCTCATGAAGCCAGATTACATCTACGTTGACGACACTGCAGGTCACACAGTGATACCCCACGCTGGTGCCCCGATTCATGGCCCATACGCAATCCCATCTCCGTACTATGGGTTTGTCCGCGACCTCATTTTAACGCGGAACAACCTAGACAGCCCAGTCGAGCCATTTCGGCGAATCTACGTTTCGCGTTCGCGGAGTCACGAGTTGAAGTGGTGCACTGGAACGAAACGTCGGCAGCTGACGAACGAGGGTGACATTCTTAGACTACTGCAGCCGATTGGCTTCGAAGTCATCTTCCTAGAGGACTACCCGCTCATTGAAAAGATACGAATCTTCCAAGAGGCGAAGGTATTGATAACACCAAGCGGCGGCGCACTGACCATGTGTTTCTTTGCAAACCGAAAGTCCACGATTGTCGAGATTTGCGCACAGACGGGAGAGGACATGTACGAACACGTGTGTAAGGAGTTGGCAATACCGACTGCGAGGTACACGAACGTACGAACCATCGGTGGAGACGGTAATCCCATGACTCCGACGTACCTTGGACATTACAACCTGGTCATCCACGACATACCCCACTTCATGCAGTTTGTCCACTCGTTGATTAGGTAGTTTTACTTTAGCCCGATGTTCTAATGGCCCGAACACTGTTCCTGGTCTCTGGTTCACTGCGGACTTTTCAACAGAACCTCCAACTCTATCCATCTGATTGCGATATCGCGGTTGCAGCTTCGTACCGCGAGCAGGACACATACTTTAACCTGATGGATGTGCAGTTCCTCTTTCAGGACCCGCGCATCAAGACGGTTCTGTTTGAATCGGAGATCGATGTTCCAGCCGTGTTCAAGACGGAGCGTCAGCGGAACATGTACAAGCAGTGGTTCAAACTACATCGGTTGTTCAGCGTAGTTCCGAGCACATACGATGTATACGTGCGCATTCGCCCTGACGTGTGCCTTACGACACCAGGGCAATTGGAGGCCTTACTCAAGACAACGACGCCTGCGCTTCGTATTCCAAAGCACAATGACCGATCGGATGTATATGGGATAAACGACCAAGTCTGTATTGCGTCGTACGCAGGGATGAAGCACTACTGCGACGTGATACACCACCTTACACCCGCCGACGGCTCGCCTGCTGACAAGCTGTCCGAGTTCTTGTCCGAACAGGTGCTGGCTGCTCATTTGACCGCGCCCGTTGAACGGGTTGTATTGGACTATAAACTGGTCTTGTCATCTGCAAAGGTGGTGGCTATAACGGGAGACTCGGGTTCAGGAAAGTCAACACTATTGTCATTGATTCGTCCATTGTTCCTCTTTGACAAGGTACTTGAGTTCGAGACCGACCGTTATCATCGATGGGAGCGCGAAGACTCCCATTGGAACACGTCCAGCCATCTTAATCCCGACTCGAACCACCTAGAAAAGCTCGAGGAGGATACCTTCAATCTCAGACTTGGCAACTCTATCATTGCGGTCGACTACGACCACTCCACGGGCACGTTCACTTCACCGCACAGAATTGAACCGAGGGACAATGTGATCCTCTGTGGGCTACACACCCTCTACACCGAAAACATCCGAGGACTGTCCGACATCAAGATTTACATGGATACGGATCCAGACCTCACGACAGAATGGAAACTTCGCAGAGACGTCGGCGAGCGGGGGCACACACGCGACTCCGTGTTACAAAAGATACGCGAACGCGCCGACGACTTCGCACGATACATTCGCCCGCAGCGAGAGTTTGCCGATCTGATTATCCGATACCACGCGGCCGGGCTCGAGCTGTCCATCCGCAGGACCTTCTCGGTTCCGCATATTGCAGGCTGCATCATAACACAGATCGACACGTTCTACAAGGTAACGTGCACGAACCCAGAGATCTCAGTCGACTCTGAAGTTGACACGTTCCTACGAGAGCGCAGACTTCCGCATATCCCACCGCAGTCTGGCTACGCTGGCGTCATTCAGTTAGTCATTCTAGCCATGCTCTATAAGTAATGGACGACCTTCTCGCACTCTGTAGGGCATGTAGTCTCGAACAGCTCGCACAAGCAGGCGGTGGGAACATTTCCGTCAAGCAGGGTGATATCATGTACATCAAGGCGTCGGGCGTAGCGCTGTGCGATGTTCGACCTGGCTACGGGATTGCGCGTGTGTATACGTCACGGGTTGTGAATAGCCTAACGGAGCTGGAGCCAGATATCATGACCCTTGCGATTGGACTAGACCGCCCCTCCCTTGAGACCTATTTCCACGCATTTCTTCGGACATATGTCGTCCACCTCCACCCGACTCACTTGAATAGGTACCTCTGCTCAGACGAACATGGGATGGTTGACTACTACAAGCCTGGGTTTGAACTCAGCAAGCGAGTGTTGGCGTCGTACACTGGGCAGTCCGTCATTTACCTGCGAAACCATGGCGTCATCTATCACGCAGACACATTGGACGAGGTCCTCGCGCTCTTTGCGACGCCCGAGTTACAGGATTTCTGGAATGTCCAAGCAGAGTACCCAAAGGACTTCATCTATCCCGTCCCTCGGGTGACGTTGCCGATTGTTCCGCTGACGCCAGACGTTGTGTTGTTCCTACACGACTCGATTGTCACAACAAAGACATCAAGCTACATACGGGCACCGTCCAAGGCAAAATGCCTGGCAACTGCAGAGGTGCTGCGGTGTTACGTACAAAGTCTCCCCCATGCAACACGATGGCTGTCGGACGCAGATGTTGCAGCTATTCTGAACTGGGATGCTGAGGCCTATCGCAAGAGCTTAGTGCACACTGCATCTACATGAGGGCGAAGGTGTAGCCCGTCCTCGGCCCGTCCCTGTAATTCGGGGGAGACTAGACACACCTTGAATCCAGCAGCTCGCAGGTCGTCGCACATTCGAGAAGTTGGAAGACATGCAAAGCTGTCGAGCCATATCCAATCCACCATTCCATCGAGGGCAAGAGCCGTATCGACTGCTTCGTACTCGGATACACGAACTGCAATCCGTCGTTCGCCCATGCGGGTCAATTTCACAATCATCGGAAAGGAGCAGTCGAGGAAGAAGAACGACTCAATACCTGCCTCTTTGAGGAGACGAAGCGCTTCGTACTCGATGCCTTCGCACTTGACATTCACAATGCAGATTGCATGTCGCACATGCCGCAAAAACTCCTCGAATGGAACACCGGGTGTCCAGGGGTCGTGTGTAACCACAATGCCGTTGGCCCCCTCTCGAACATCAAACTCGATCCCTTGGTGGGGCGGAACCAGCGCCAACTGCTCGATGGTGTTAATGCGATGACGAATGATAGTCGTCCCAGTAGAGGAAGGTTCGGTAGTCATTTGGTGTTCCCCAGCAAAGATAGTAGTCGACTGGAAACGCCTTGACGATGTAACCCCGATCAATCAGCGGCTGTAGAAGGTTGTCCACATAGAATTCACCGTTGGTCCGAAGGTCGTGGTCAACGATGTGTTTGTACGCCTTTTTGAACATCCCTGCCGTGCGGAAGAACATGGTCCCGATGATTGCGTGGGTATTGGCCTTATCGGCAAATGGTTTCTTGATGGAGACATCGCGAATAGACCCAGATTCATCCACGTCGAGCCACGCATACATGTGGGGGTACAACTTGCCTGTCGGATTGTTAGTAAAACACCACACGATCACGTCGATAGACGAGTCCTTGAGCATTGCGTCGAGACGATCAGGGTCGTACATTGCGCCGTTATCGCAGGCCGTCACGGTGAGAGGGGTGTCATCGGGGACATCACCAAGAGCAGCCATACACGTAGTTGCTTGGCCATTCGTCGTTTCCTCTAGCTCGACGACCCTACATCCTGGAAAGTACTGACCAACTGCGTGACTACGCAAGCTGATAATTGTCGTCGAGTCCGTCTCAGGGAGGTCCTTGAGAGCGGCAACTGCCATCGGCTGGCCGCGAATGGGCAGAAATGGCTTCGGTGTGTCGTACCCCTGCATGCGGAACCGACTCCCCTGTCCAGCCATTGGAAGAAGTGTCAGCCCTGGTGCCCTAGTGCGCCGCCGCGGCCCTTCGTGGAAGTACGACGACCACATTGCGTAGACTTCAAGGTCGTGGGGCGTGCCCCATTGGAGCATCTTCTCGATTTCAACTACGCGAACATGCAGTCCACTCGCAATCAGGTTGTTATAGGCCATACTCACGTAGTACTCCCCCTTGAGCGCATGACCACTTGCCATGAGACGCCTGAAGCAGTCCTTCATGATACGCCCAGTGCGGAAGTAGTACGTTCCATTCGATACGTACTCGTTCATCTTGTTATCGGTGAAGGGTGTCTTCTCACGCACCTCGGTTGCCCATCGTTCCGATTCGCGGACATAGGCATAGCAGTCGGGACCGAGATGGTGTGGATGAAACCCCCTATAGCATACAATTGCGCCATCCGCGTGGAGTTGGCGCACCTCCGTTAAGAACGCATTATAGTCCCATTGGGTCCCGTAGTCGCAATACGACACAATGACTTCCTCATCATCGTCGATTACAGACTCCGCGCACATAACAGCATCCACCGGACCCAGTCCTCGATGCGGTGCGTGGAACACGTCAATTGTGGGGCAAATAGATTTCAGCTTGTCTGTGTGGACTCGGTCACAGATAGCCATCACATTGGTCTCACCCGGAAAGAGTTCGATGACATGCTGCACCATCGGCTTTCCGTCAACGGGAATGAAAGGCTTGAGGTCGGCATAGCCAGCCTGTACGAACCGAGTTCCTAACCCCGACATTGGAATCACGATTCTCATGGTACTTACATAGGACTGCGTATGATATGAAAATGAAAGTTACGCATCTCGCAGGTGGACCCAATCGACGCCTGGGGCTTTGGACCCTGGAGAACGCAGTCTTACACGGAAAGCAGTATCCGTCTATCTGTATTCAGTCTGGAGACGAGCTGTTTGCCCCGTACAACGAACGGACAATGTCTCTCGGCAAGGATACGTTCGTTCTCCCAGAGATTGAGCACCGCGAGACCACGACGGTCGCGGAGCCTGTGTTCTTTTTCGTCTACAACACCGACAATTACTTCCACTATATCTACGATACCCTCCCCATTCTATACCAGTTCTTCCAGCTTCGCGAGCGGCATCCGACGATGCGGCTGTTGATGAAACCCGCTCGTATGTATCCCTACATCATGGACTGTTTGCGTGCTGCTGGGCTTACGGATACAGACGTCATGATTGCAGATCCGTCGCACAGGTACGCATCGCTCTGGGTGTCATCGTCACTTACACACGATGGTCAGTCCAACGAGCCGCCGCATCCAGGCGTCTGGGATATTTACGCGCGGATGAAGGGGTCTATACAATCCACACCTCCCAAGTTCTACGTGTCGCGCAGAAGCTGGAAGCACGGAGATACGACCAACATGGGAACAAACTACACGACTCGGCGCAAGATGATGGTGGAGGACCAGTTGGTCGAGGAACTCGAGAAGGATGGATACGTGGAGGTGTTTTGCGAACTCCTGTCTATGGCCGAGAAGATTACCTACTTTGCGAATGCGACCCATGTGGTTGGGGCAATCGGAGGTGGAATGTGCAATCTGGTGTTTGCCAAGCCGTCGTGCGTGACGACTAGCATCAATAGCCCAGAGTTCGCTGACATTAACAAGCGCTTTCTCTTCACAATGAACCACACTCGGTTGACGCAGTACACCGAGACATGGGTTACATCTCCCCTCTACAAGCGCGCACGAGCAATGGGAAAGACAGGTGAGGTCACTGCGATCAATGGCACCGAGTTGACACTTGCAGTCAGTGATGGTGTTGGATGGACGCTCGGCGATTCGTACGAGACTCTCGTAGTGAAGGAGGCGGACGTCGAGTTCCTTGATAAGGGACTCAACTCACCGTGGACGTTTGATGTGAACAACTTTATCAAACAACTATAAGTATGTACTGTTTCATAGGCAATTCACATGTTGACCAATTCAATATACCCAGTTATTCATCACGGACAGGTCAGCCAATCGACCGCATACACTGCATGGGTGCATCCGTCAAGGGACTTATGAACTCAAACTCAGTCTCAGGCCTCAGGTCTATGATTCTAGACTATCAGTCCAATAACCCATCTTCGAAGCTAGTGTTTTTTCTCGGTCAGGTTGACCTAGACTTTGGATACTACTACAAGTGCGTCAAGGATAATGTAAAGTACGATATGCGCGAATACATTGACAATCTCGTTAGCTTATACGAGATGTTCTTGTCAACATACATCACGAATGCGTTCACTGTAATAGGTATAAACCCATCTGTAATACGAGACATTCGACACAATTACAATGTAAGCTTTCAATGTCCTAACGGAGAAACTGGTTTCTATTCCGAAGTAAATCGGGACTTGCGATTTGAGGACGTTGGCCACATATACTCTGACTCACTGGAAACGCGATGTATGTTTACCAAGATGTTCAACCAAGCACTTGCCGTCATGTGCAAGCGGAGACACTTCAACTTTATAGACATTTCGCCCGTCCTTTTTGACGGTAACAGCGTACTCAAGTCAAAATATGTTCCAGATGGAGAGATGGATCACCATCTCAAGCCAACCGCAGATACAGATATGCTTGAGTTTATCGTGCCGCTATTGAAGTGAATCCACAAATGCCCGTAGGTTTCTACCGACATTTGTGGTTTTGTGTTGTGGTTTCCGTTTGAGCTTTCGACCTCTCGGAGTCCTTGGAGGTCTCTAGTTGCTGTAAGCCAGGCCACCCATGCCGCTCATCACGCGCAGCACGTTGTAGTTGACGGCGTAGACGCGCACCTGGGCCGTGCGGCCCGAGCGGACCGTGTTCACGGACACCGTGAGCTGGAGCGTGGCCTTGTCGATACGCGAGAAGTTGCACGTGCCGGACGGCTGGTGCTCCTCCGGCTTGAGCGCGAAGGAGTACACGTTGATGCCGACCGTCGGGGTGCGGGTGTGGTGCTGGTACGGCTGCACGTAGTTGAAGTAGCGTCCCTCGCGCTCCGTGAAGCGGTCCTGGCCGTTGAGCTGGAGCTTGGCGACCTCGATCGGGTTCTTGCCCGAGCACTTGACGCCCGAGTCCAGGAGGACCTTGGCGAGCAGGTAGTTGGTCGTGGTCTCGAACAGAATGTCCTGGTCGTTACGGGCGTTCGCGTCGAGCCAGCTGGCACCGCCCAGCGACGGGCCCTGCGAGATACCCACACCCGGGAGGTACGGGCCCGAGGGACCATCGGACGTCGTCGGGACCACGCCCGAGCCGCCAGCGAGCGAGCCGCGGCCGAGCACGTCCATGATGACACCCTCCGTGGTGAAGTCATCGGAGTAGTTGAACGGCTGGCATCCGTTGACCTCGGCGATCGGGACCGGCGCCGGCTGCGAGCAGTCGACGAACGAGTCGCGCTGGCAGATCCAGATGAGCTCCTTCACCGGGTGGTTGAAGTTGAGCTGGATCTTGTTCGAGCTCGACGTGATCGACTCGGCGCCCGTGAACTGCAGCTGCTCGATGAGGTACTCGTGCGTCTGCTGGGCGAAGCGGCGGCGCTCCTCCGTGTCCAGGTAGACATAGTCGATGTAGAGCGACGCGGCCGTCAGGGACTGGATCGACGTCGGCGTCGACTGGCCAGACACGAGCTCCGCATAGGAGCAGTTGATCCACTGCTCGAACTCCACGTTGATGCGCACCTCGTGGTACTGGAGCGCGATCAGCGGGATCGCCAGGCCCGGGTTGCGGCAGAACCAGAACTGGAGCGGGATGTACAGCGTCTTCGCCGGGGTGCCCGCACGCGGGGCGCACGAGTTCGTCAGCTCAGCGCCCGAGCACGACTGGTCCAGCGCATAGCCCTGCTGGGTCTTCATCAGCACGAGGTCGTGGCTGTTGCCAACCATCTCGTCGAGGGCGCGCACCGTGCCCGCATCCTGGGTCAGCTGCGTCCAGATCTGCATCCAGTCGCCGTACTGGCGGTCGATGCGCTGGCCACCAATCTCGAGCTCGACCGTCTTGATGAGACGGTGGCCCACGTAGTTGAGCCAGCGGAAGCGACGGACATAGTTGCCGACGCCCGTCGTCGTGAGGTCGACGGCCGGGAGAACAACCTGGACATACGTGCGGTACATCAGGTCCGCGTTACGGTTGATGATGGCCGTCACGCGCTTGTTGAAGTCCGCCTGGCCGTTGAAGGTCACCTCAATCGACTCCATGGCGAAGTTCGTGTGACGCTTGAACAGCACCTTCCAGAACGTGATCTGCGGGTTACCGCTGATGTAGATATCCTGCGCACCGTAGCTGACGAGCTGAAGAAGACCACCACCCATATTGTTGTTGTGTTCACTGGCAAGAAAAAAGTATAGCCGCGGCGACTACCCCATAAAACACGCGCGACAGGCTGCCTCGTAGGATTCTGCTCCTCCGATGATCACCTGACCTGTATTGGGGTTCAATCTGCGAGTGAAGTAGGCAGGGCGTCCACAGGAGCAAATGGCCGTCAACAATGTCACTTTGCTAGCCAGTGGAATCACATTCAGAATCTCACCGAAGGGTCGTCGCTGGTAATCCCCCGACAATCCGATCACATACACCGACTTGTGGAGCCGCTCAACCACGTGCTGAACAAACGATACCAGCCCATCAAAGAACTGTGCCTCATCAATCACCAGGACATCGCACACCAACAGGTCATCCGTCAAGGCGTTCAGTGTGTGGATCGTGATACATGGAATGGAATCGCCATTGTGCGTCGTAATCTCCGACGCATCTCCGTAGCGTCTATCGCAGGTGGGCTTCACCACAATCACCTTCTGTCCCATCGCAGTGTGCTTACGAACCGCAGCCAAGGCGTAGGATGTCTTGCCTGCAAACATGGGACCCGTCACCACTTCGATCGACATTGTTCTTTCATACGCAGGACATGAAAGTTAATCTGATTTCCTTACAATGTGCTACAGCAAGGAGACGAGTCTATACACCTCCAGCGTGTCGTTTGTGGCAATCATCTACCTATTGAGCTCTGGGATTCCCCACTTTCAATGGATTGGCGTCTCGCTTGCGGGTTTGTGCGCGATGCAGTTTGCCGAGTATCTTTTGTGGTCGGAGAACCCCAAGAAATCGTGCACGGAGGCCAACAAGCAGATTACATCGACCTTCGTTCCTACCGCACTCCTTCTCCAGGGATTGTCGACTCTCTACGGAAGCATGTTCGTGTTTCCGTGGGCATCTTCCAGCAATGGTCGTAAGGCGTTCATAGCTGCCTACACTCTCGGGGTTGCTGCCGTTGTCTACGTTGGGAGTTTCTACAAGACGACAAAGGACTGTACGATCGTAACCGAGGATGGACATCTGGATTGGGGCCGCCACATAGGAGACGCAATGTCGCTCGAGTCCACTGCAATGTTTTACGCATGGGGGCTCGTCATCTTTGGTCCCTTCATCTTGTGGAATCGGAGCTATCTATCCATTGCCGCGTTCTTGGCGTTACCCTTGTTCGGCTTCCTCTATGGACGCTACGGAACAGATTCACAGGCATCCATCTGGTGCTACTACACGAGTTGGTCCAGCATCATTGCAACAGGGGGACTTGCCCTGAAACAGGCGGGCATTTACGATGTGTTGCGTGCGTAAGCCGTTTATACGGACACGGTAAAAGGAGAGAATGGGCATTGACCAAGACCAGTGGACGGCGGTTGTTATCGGCGCGCTGGTGCTGTCGTGTGGAATCGGATGTCTTGTGTATCACTTCCTCAGCCGTCAACACACTTCAGTTTACGAGCTCGAGGAGGATCCAGAAGCATAGAGATGTTTGAGGATTGCAAGGTTGAACTTCTGGAGACATTCGGCAACGACTTGACCGTTGTGAATGCGGCCCGCGTGTCGCTGGGAAAGCACGCCGACGAGTTCACGGAGAAGGATGGAAAGTTGATCAAGTATCTCGCGGACCACGAGCACACCTCGCCGTTCTTCCACCCGCAGCTCCGATTCCGCCTCAAGATGCCGATCTGGATGGCGCGCGAGTGGTTCCGTCACACCATCGGATTCTCACGCAACGAGGTCAGCCGCCGTTACGTGGATGATCCGCCGACCTTCCACATTCCCGAGTTCCGTACGCGGGCACCGGGCAAAAAGCAGGGCAGCAACGACGATGTCCATCCGGACAATGCGATCTATCGAGAGTTTCTGGGCTCTCAGGTGAGTGGTGCTATGCTTGCGTATCAAACGATGCTGAGGAACAACATCCCACCTGAGCAGGCGAGGATGGTGTTACCGCAAAATATGATGACCGAGTTTATCGAGACGGGCTCGTTGGCCGCGTATGCTCGTTTGTGTCATCTCCGCATGGGTCCTGACGCACAGGCGGAGATTCGGGAAGTTGCGGGTCTAGTCAGCGAATTCGTGAAGAGCGCGTTTCCTGTCAGTTGGGAGGCGTTGAGGAGTGAGTGAAGCGAGCGTGCGTTTACTCCATGACCATGTGCGGAACAATGTGCATGGCCTCCAGCTCCTGCATCCACAGCTTCATCGCATATGGAATAGTCTTTTGGACAAAGTCTGTCTTATTGCCGCAGGATCCACAGGAGTAGATGCCCTCCGCAGGATTGACCACTGCCAGAGTTCCACACGTCTTACAAATACCCGTCAGGAACGGGTCGGATACATCCATCAGACGCTCCTTGGTAAACACCGAGGCACCGTGTGAGATCATACAATCACGCTCCATCTCTCCCACACGCAGACCACCATCCCGCGCACGGCCCTCACAGGGCTGGCGAGTCAGGCTCACAATCGGACCGCGAGCCCGAGAGTGCTGCTTGTCAATGACCATGTGCTTCAGGCGCTGGTAGAAGGTCGGACCCATGAAGATCTCGGCCTGCATCATTTCGCCGGTCTGGCCGTTATACAGAATCTCGTTTCCATAGGGGTGCATGCCCATCTCCACCATGTGAGCCCGCAACTCTTCTACCTTCATGTGGTCATACGGCGTTCCGTCGCCCAGAGTTCCCTTGCGGACACAAATCTTGCCGAAGATGTTCTCCATCAACTGGGCAATCGTCATGCGGGACGGAACCGCGTGAGGGTTCATGATCAGGTCAGGACGCAGACCCGCACCCGTGAAGGGCATATCCTGCTCGTCCAGCAGCATGCCCACCGTTCCCTTCTGTCCGTGACGGGAGGAGAACTTGTCTCCAATCTGCGGAACACGCTCGGACACCACGCGCACCTTCACGAACGGGTAGCCGTCCGAGTTCTTGTCCTGCCACACGCCATCGACGCGGCAATCCTCTCCATTCTTATGCGTGGTGGACGCGTCACGGAACGCGTAGCCCGCAGCGTCGTGCCGGAGATTCACCACCTTGCCAATCACCACATCATTCTCCTTCAGAGTCGAGTTCAGAATCGGAATACCCGTCTCGTGAATCGCCGCATAACTCGTGGTCTTGAACTTACGCGTCGCGTGCTTCTGAGGGCGCATGAACTTTTCCTCCCGACCCGAGGTGACGTTGCGGTGCTCCTCGTCCTTGTACAGCGTGTAGTACAGACCGCGGAACAGACCGCGATTCACGGCCGTGCGATTCATAATGATGGAATCCTCCTGATTGTAGCCGCCGTAGCAGGCAATGGCCACCACCGCATTCATGCCGAAGGGCATCTCGTGCATCTTCAGGATATTCATGGACCGCGTCTCCACCAACGGACGGCTGATGGAGCAGAGAACGTAGGCGTTCTTGTCCAGCCGCTTGGCAAAGTTGGTGGCGTAGACACACATCGACTGCTTGCCCATGGCGGACTGGTAGGTGTTACGAGGCGACTGGTTGTGGTCGGACAGCGGAATGGTTCCTGCCATGTGTCCCACCAGCATCGACGGGTGAATCTCGTGGTGAGAGTGCGACGTCACCTCTTTGCGAGTCAGGGCAACGCGCAGGGTCTCCGTCTCGGAGGCGTCGATATACTCCATACATGCCTTGACCCAATTGTTCCAGTCACCGCGCTCTGCCTCGGGAGGCGGCTCAGCACCTGCGCGGAACACCGGACGCACCACGCGACCTCCGTCCGTCTCGATGATGATCGTGTTCAGCAGAGTGTACCACGCAATCGACGTGTGTGGGTGCAGACGGAAGGAGTGCTTGGCCGAGCGAAGGGCCTTGACCACGTTGTGCGGATCCTCGGTGTACGCCGTCAGCACACCGTTGATCGTGATGGAGGTTCCAGCGTAGACAATGGCCTCCTTGATCCACGTGATGTTGGGAACGTCCTGAAGGAAGTGGAGAACCGTGTGGCTCGGCACATGCTGCGTAACGGACGTCAGCAGCGACATGGTCTTCACGATACCCACAGAATGGCCCTCGGGAGTCTCGACGGGACACATGAATCCCCACGAGGTGCCGTGGAGTTTGCGAGGCGCCAACAGCTTGCCCGACTTTTCCACCGGCGTCTGAATACGGCGGAGGTGAGACAGGGTTGCGGCATACGACATGCGAGACAGGACCTGCGAAACGCCCACCTTGGTGGCATTGGACAGGGACGTGGACGATGAGGTGCCCAGACCCTGAACCGTGAAGTTGCCTGTCGCAAGGGCCTGCTTCAGCTTGCCCTCGATGGTGGACAGCTTCAGAATCTTGTAGAGATTGTTGATGTTCAGAATCTCCATCGGCGCAGGACGGCCGTCGGGACCCGCC